GATAGAGAAACTTGTCAAGGAAAATGAGTCGATGAATTATATTGAAGCAATCTGTCACTACTGTGAGGAGAACAGTATAGAGATTGATAACGTCAGTAAACTCATATCTAAACCATTGAAAGAAAAGTTGAAGTGTAATGCCATAAATCTTAACTATCTAAAAAGAACTTCTAAAGCAAAATTCTCTATCTGAAATGAACTTTATTGGCATAGGTGGTGCTCGTCATGATACAAGTATTGCTGCATTGATTGATGGTGAGTTCAAATATAGAAAAAGTGAACGTTCTTTTGGAATCAAACATCATGCAGCAGACGGGAAATGGTACAAGTCTGTGTTAGATGAGTGGGGTATCAAGGAGAATGATTCAAAAATTGTTTACACTGATTCTGGAAAAAAAATGCTAGGTATGAGAGTCAGAAAACCATACAACGACGAAGACTATATTATAGAGGGTAATAGAATTTGTATCGATCATCACACTGCACACATATATTCTGCCTTATCTGATTGTTCACAACATGCTTCCTTTGATGGTTTAGGATCAGGTGGTTTGCATGGTAGGAACACTGGTCTGACAATAACTTCTGATGGACAGAAAAGATATAAAGATCTATCTATTGGTAAATTTTTATCTTATATTGGATATATTATGGAGTTCAAAGGTTTGGAGGTAGACTTTCCCGGTAAGGTCATGGGTCTGCAGGCATATGGCACACCTGATTTAGATTTAGCAAGACAAATTAATCCAGATAACATTCTTGATCTTTGTGCTGAGTGGATGCGTAAGGGTGTTGAATGTGTCGGTCTTCGGTATCTAAGTAAAGATACAAAATTTCAAGACTTTGTGGCAACTGTTCACAAGGCATGTGAACTAAAACAATTAGAATATTTCAAAGTATTTGACCCTACTAAAAAGATTTCTTGCACCGGTGGTGTGATGTTGAATACAGTCATCAACACCGAACTAAGAAAGATTTATGACCTAGATATACCACCCCATGTATATGATGGTGGTCTTAGTATTGGTGCACTCAGGTATGCTGTGGGACATGACTTTGATATAGGTAATTTTCCATACTGTCAAGATGACTATGCCCCAGAGGAAGTGAATGATGAAACTATCGAAAGAGCAGCAGAACTTTTAGCACAGGGTAAAATTATTGGGTGGTATCAAGGACATGGTGAGATAGGACCAAGAGCATTAGGAAACAGAAGTATACTCATGAATCCAATGATCAAAAATGGTAAAAGTATTTTGAATAAACGTGTCAAAAAAAGAGAATGGTGGAGACCATTTGGAGCGTCAGTATTGAGGGAGAGAGCAGGAGAATATTTTGATATTGAAGACTCTCCTTATATGTTATACAATGCAAAAGTAAAACAATCTGGATTAGATTCCATCACACATGTTGATGGTACATGCAGACATCAAACTGTTACATACGAATCGAATCCCACATACTATAAACTAATTAGTGCCTTTGAAAAGAAAACTGGATGCCCTATTCTTCTCAATACTTCACTAAATATTGGTGGTAAACCAATTGCAGGTAGACCGGAGGATGCCAATGTTCCGGGTCTTGATACATTATTCATAGGTAATCAAACATGAGTGTTTATTGTACATATCCATGGAAACAATTATTCAGTGATTCTTATGGTGTCTACATGCCTTGTTGTATGGCAACTGTTGATCATCCTCATGATGGATGTTGGCATGGTGCAAAGTCAGATTTTCCTGCACCAAAAGTAAGCGAAGTTTCACCTTCTGAATTTTTTTATTCAGATTACATGAAGCAATTAAGATCTGATATGAGAAGTGGTGAAGTAACTCCACTTATCAATAAAGTTTGTGCGAATTGTATTAATGAAGAGAAAAAAGGTGGAAAAGGATTAAGAACACCATCTTGGAAAGAACCATTAGGCAGAGCTTTATCAGTCAAATTAAAATTGTATGGTAATGTGTGTAATTTATCATGCTACATGTGTAGGATAAAAGATTCAAGTTCAAGAATAAAACAGACTGAAAAATTAATGGAAATTGATCCTGAGTTTGGTGAGATGCTTGAGTATGATAAATTGACTTATGATATGAAACATGGTGGTGTCAATTATAATGTTATAGAAGATATAAAAAAATTAGCACCAAAAATAGAAAAGATATACATTATTGGTGGCGAACCATTCATCATGCCTAGACATTATGAAGTATTGGATGCACTTATTGAAATTGGTCAGGCAAAAAATATAATTCTGAAGTATCACACAAATCTTACAAAATTAGAGTGGGAGGGAAATCATATTTTTGATTACATAAAACAATTTTATGAATGTGAAATTAATTGGTCATTAGAAGGGTTGGGAGAGCAAAATGATTATATAAGATTCGGATCAAACTGGGAATCAAACTTAGAAAATTATCATAAAATAAAGAAACATGCAAGGGTTTGGGCAAACGTATGTGCCTCATCTTTGTCAATTTTGTCTCTTGATAAGACTATAGAATGGATGAAGAGTGAGGATCTTGAATATTCAATTAATAATATTCAAGAACCTAGACCATGTAGGATTGATTCACTTCATCCAAAAATAAGAGAACAACTCCTCCCCATATATAAAGGCACAATATTAGAGAGTGAGTTATCAGCAGAGGTAGAGGATTGGGAAGAGAGATGGGAAGAGTTGTTGAGATATCTTAAGGCACTTGACAAAGTAAATAAAACAGACTACACTAAGGTTTTTCCTTTATTGAATATAAAATAATATGCCTAGACTATCATCAGAAAAATTTTACGAGATAATAAATAATTTATCTGGAACGGATAAGTTTAATAAAGAAAAATTAGAGAGAAGAATACCAAGGGTTGAAAATTGGCATCATGGTAAAAACAAAACTTGGAAAAAATTATATAGAAAAAAATCTGTTTCCCCACAACCAGATAATTTATATGAATTATATTTGGACAAACCTACAATCAGAGTATTAAATATACATGCACATAATGGATGTAATTTAGCATGTAAGGGTTGTAATCATAATAGTTCCTTTCTTGCACCGGGTAGTTCAGTGAATGTTGATATGATGATCAAAGATATAGAGACAATCTTACCAAGAATAAATGTATGGTCACATATAAGTGTGTTAGGAGGTGAACCACTTCTTGAACCAAGATGTGAAGAATTATTGACTGCTGTGGAAAAAAATTATGATGGTCGAATAAAATTATATTCTAATGCAACCTTACTGTACGAAAATAGGGAGTGGATAGTAAAACATATGAATAAAGGTGTCAAACTTTATGTGTCCCTTCATACTAAACCCACATCAAAATCAGGAAAAATACTCTACAGGAATGTAGAAAAATTTATTGAATATGCAAAAGATAAAACTGATTTGCAAGAACATTTACATATAAATGAAGCATGGGCAGATATATGGTTTGATATTGTAAAAGATGAGGGAGATAAAATTTACCCATTTAATGATAATAATATTGATGAAAGTTGGAGCAATTGTACTTGTCCAAACCCACAATTGTATGCAGGTATGATTTGGAAGTGCCCTATAATTGCATATCTAAGAGAAACAATTTCATCCACAGGACAACTTGATGATCCTGCATGGAAACCTTATTTACAATATCTTGGCACTCCCGTTGATGCACCAATAGAAGATTTATTTAAGATGGCAGATCAAACATTATTACCACACAAAATGTGTAATATGTGTCCATCAAATCCTGAATGGCACTATGCTCATCAACAAATAGAGGCAAGTAAAAAAAATAAAGTAGGGCAATTCGTATACGATTGATATGAACTGCGTCACTTGCATAAAGATAGGAAAAAAATATCCTCCTATCTACGTCAACAATTTATATAAAGCGATAAGGAAACAATGTGATCTTGACTTTATATGTTTTACGGATGATCCCTCTGGCATCGATCCAAATATAATTGTATATGATATGCAACCTCTTGTAAAAGACTCATCCAGATGGAAGAAGGAAGATCCTTGGTATGCACAATATGTCCCACATTTAGCAGATGATCCAAACATGTGGATGAATTCTAAAATGAATCTTTTAGGTACTTTTTCTTGGTGGCCAGCATGGAATAAATTAGAACTATTTGCTCGTGAGGAATTAGATAAGTATGAGAAGAAAATATTTTTTGATCTTGATATGGTCATTCAAGGTGACATCAAACCTATACTTGATTTTGAAACTAATTTCGCACTTACACCTGCAAGATGGAAGTCAGAAGAGTGGGCGAATAAAAAAAATAAATCATATGTTGAAAAAAATAAGATGCCTAAATTTACATGGACATCAACCTGTATTGTTTGGAAAGATGTCAAGTACATTTATGAACAGTACGTGTCAAATTGGCGAAGGTATGCTAGGATGTATAATGGAATAGATGTCTACTTACATGAAAAACATTTATCTGAATTTCAAATTCTACCAAAGATTTTTTATTCTTATAGAGAGGGATCTGAACCAGAACACTATCGCGATTCTGGAGATAAGAAGGCTTATTGCAAATACATGCCAGAGTATTCTGTCTGCAACTTCCATCAAAAACCTGACATCCACGAACTAGATCATGAAAACATCCTATACAAGATATGGAATGACACCCTATGATACCTATAAAATATATCTCGCGATGAAAAGTCACTTCACCAGAGAAAAGTATGATTACTTTCAGTATGGTGGTAAGACAAATGCTAGTCTGGATTCATTTTATAAGAGAAAGGATAGATATTTCTTTGAGAAAACATCGAGGAAGTATCCTGATGAAGAGGTCAAACAATTCTTCGTTGCTAATTTTGTAGAGTCAAGTGATCCTCAAAGTCTTTGGATAGGTACGATCGCAAGGACAGGTGACACAACCTATTCAGCATGGCAGAAGAGACAGCAGAGTTTATACTACAAATTCACTCAAGAGATAGATGAATTATGTAAGGTTCCTTTTACAGAGTGGTTCATAGGTAAGGGGCACCCACACATACTCAAGTGTCATTTAAGAGATGAGTTGAGTATTGAGAACATGATAATTTTAGATAAGGTTTTTGGATATAAGAAAAATTTTGATAAGATCTTGACTGACCCTGTATGGGAGAAAATCAGTATGAAAATGCATAAGTATTCACCCTTTCTAAATATTGATATATTTAAATACAAAACTTATCTAAAGGAACAACTGTATGAGTAAATTCTTCAGATCACAGATCATTCAAGAAGAAATGCAGGATATATTTGAGACACAGAAAGACCTTTATGCAGTCATCATGAGATTTCCTATGATGACTGTCGAAGAGCAGAAAGATCATATGAAAAAACTTATATCACTTATTGATAAGCAAGAAGTTATGTGGACAAGGTTATCATTATCTGATGACCCTGAAGCAAAAGAAATGAAAGATAAAATTCAGATGACTTCTGCTGCAATGGGATTCAAAAACGTTAATATGAACACAATATTTAATAATATGAGACAGACATTAGAGAATTTGTCTGACAAATTACATACATAATACTAATATTACACATTATTTTATGTTATCTACCGCATATCGTCTACGGTTAGTGGACATCTGCAAATCTATTGCAGCAGGAACAGAAGTTAGTATAGACGACATGATATGGGCACAGAAATTGGCGAAGGCAAATACATCAGCAAGAGGTATGTTACAGTCAGCAAGACGATTAGCGTCAAGTGATGACGATTCTTTTCTTAAACACTTGAATTTAGGAGACCCCGATTCAAGGAGACATAGAAGGGGTTTCACAGATGCAAGTGATATAGTGGACTGGTTTAGACCTGATAGATCAGACGATTGGAGGCAAAGGGATTGAAAAAAATAATAGAGAATATTAGAGAGTGGATTCGCCTTGAAAAAGAGTGGTGGATATCAGAGGTCTTTATGTTTTTGCAAGCACCTCCAGAACCAGAACCAGAAGAGGATGAGGAAGAAGAAGACTAATGTGGGAATTTTTTAAGTGGGCATGGGATTTACCGTGGAGTGAAGGTATTCCTTTACTCGGTTGTCTATTTGTATTCTGGTACGGAAAGAAATGGATAGACAAAAAATTTGGTACAGATTCTTTTAGTAAGAGGCAAAAAAGAGAACTCAAACAGATTGTCAAAGAAGCAATACAAGAGACAAAATTATGAGTTGACATTACCTAAATAGTATGTTACATTACACTTGTGTATGATTTATGCAAGGTGTTAATCCACCAATCTACTCAATCCGACGAATCCAATTAATCAAACTAATGTCATTCGCAAATCTAAAAAAACAGTCAAGACTAGGTAGTCTCACTTCTAAACTTACAAGTGAGATCGAAAAGATGAACAAAGGCACAACTAATGGTGCCGATGAGCGTCTTTGGAAACTAGAAGTTGACAAAGCAGGTAACGGTTATGCTGTAATCCGTTTTCTTCCTGCACCCGACGGGGAAGAACTTCCATGGGCAAAAGTATGGTCACATGCTTTTCAAGGTCCCGGAGGTTGGTACATTGAGAACAGTCTCACCACACTAGGTCAAAAAGATCCAGTGTCGGAGTACAACAGACTACTATGGAATAGTGGCAGTGATGAAGATAAAGATCAAGCAAGAAAGCAGAAGAGAAAACTCTCATATATTTCTAACATATATGTTGTAAAGGATCCTGCTAACCCACAAAATGAAGGTAAAGTATTCTTATACAAGTTCGGTAAAAAGATCTTTGATAAGATAACTGCAGCAATGCAACCTGAGTTTGAAGATGAGGAAGCAATTGATCCATTTGATTTCTGGCAAGGTGCTAACTTCAAGTTGAAGGCAAAGAACGTTGCCGGATATAGAAACTACGATTCAAGTGAGTTCACAAAAACTGAAGCATTATTGGATGACGATGATGCATTAGAAACCCTATGGAAAGGACAATTTTCATTGGAAGAGTTCACAAAAGCAGATCAATTCAAGTCCTATCAGGATTTGGAGAAGAGAATGAATGCTGTATTGAATCCAACGAGCACAAGAAAGTCACTCGATCCTGAGACTTTTGATGAGCAAGAGGAAGTTACCCTCAAGTCTCATGATCAGATTAAGGAAGAGGTAAGTGTTGTCAAAGAACCAGTCGCTGTGGCAGCAGATGATAACGATGATGCACTCTCATACTTTCAGAGACTAGCAGAAGAGTAAAACCAAAATCGACTTTTAGTTCCAAAAATACCGGAAAAAAAATTCCGGTATTTTTTTTGTCTTAAGGTTTTTTATCTAGGTGACAGTATTCTCAAATTGTCGCCTTTTTTAGTGCGATTATCAATATATTGTGAACTATTGGTATATGTCATAATATCTCTCATATCCGAAAAGACTGTTTGTAGGTAATTTGATCTAAGAACGTATATATTCCTTTTACTGTCATTTTTCTGAATCTCGAATTGGTAAGTTGAGACGGAAGTCAATATATTTGCACCAGACAAGGTTTTTACTTCATCATCATCAGTAAACTTAAAGGTATAATTTGCATCTACCCATAATCCTTCTTGAAGTAATAACATACCAAAATCTGTTTTTACTTCCTTTGTCTCATAATGATGTATTTCTGACAATTGTTCTTGTGAGTACTTATTATCAAGGTACCTCTCAAGGTCATATTGAGACATTGGCCACTCATCACGAATATTAATAATATTATTAGATAGTAAAACAACCCAATCTAAGTCAGAATCACCGTATAATTTTTGTGCCACATTATCAGGTCTATCATCACCTATAATAGAATATAGATCAAAAACTGTCGCGGTCGAAAAGAAATCATCACGTATTTTTGCACGTTTGAATAAATTTTTTGATCTTACAAAATCAGATGAAGAATTTCTATCATTAGCGAAAGAAGGTAGTAAAATATCCGGAAACTCGTCGAAATATGCCATTAGAATCCTGTATCCTCCTCTGAAATAGAATCAAACTCAAGACTTGTGTTTCCATCAACATCCACAGGTGTTTCAAAAATAAAATCATCACTAAATCCGCCAAGTCCAGACTCACTACCGGGGACTTCTGTTTGTTCAAATTCAGAACGATAATCATTTTCAAATATTGGTGTCAATTCAGTGAAATTTAGATTCATAATAGTTCTAACTGGCGATGATCCTGCTTTTGTGTCTTCATATGATTGATATAAATTATCTGGAGCATAATTTATTTCACAAGTAGTCAAAGCACATATTTTATGTATTGGTAAACCCTTAATTCTGTCTCTTTGTTTTGTTCTATATCTTATTCGGAATACATTTGGAGATCCTAAAAATATAAGATTTTCATTATTTCTCTTTGGTGCCATTCCCTGTTTAAAAAATCTTTGAATTTTTCTCATAATGGAACCATCTAATTCATCATTAGGGGCAAAATTAAATGAAAATGTGAAACTTCTCAATTTTGGACCATTGAACAGGAGTTCTAAATTTGGGTTGATTGATTGACCTACTCCTCTTTGAATAAATTGATTAGCATCAACGTTTATACCTATTCTTCCTAATGCAAACTGTGAAGCAAATGCTGATAAGAGTAGTCCTGCCGGTTGGGTTGAAGACAATTTGTCACCCTTTATATCATTCAAAAATTGTCCTAAATTATTTCTAACATTTTTTGCTAAATCTCCAAATTCTCCTTCTACTGCTTTTGCAATATTTGCATTTGCAAACATAAATGCTGCTGCTTCCACTGCATTTATTCTACCATCTCCCCAAGAAACACCATTTGAAAAACTTAGATTATTAGGAATTGGCAATCTGACGGCACCAATATATCTTTTTATATTTGAAGTTCTTCTGAGTCCTGTTAGATTAAGAGTTGAACTCTTTCCTTCTTTAGAAAAAATATGACTTTGTGAACCTTGATACTGAAACATCTCTATCACTATGTGATCTTGCCCTGCTAAATCATGAGTACCATAAACAGCATCGTGTGGGTATTTTAGTGAGATTATACCGGCATCAGTTAATGAACTACTAAAAGAATTTTTGAACTGTTCTGGTGCACTGTCAAAGGTGGTAATTATTTCTGAATAATTTTTACTAAGTGGATTATTATCGTTATTATCATTGATATCTTTTAATTTCTTAACATTAAAAGTTTCATCAAAACTTTCTTCATAAAAATTCAGGTAATCATCTTCATCATTAAAGTTATCCGATAGATATTCGGGGGTATATCGCCCAAATGTGTTACTGTCAGGTAAACCATAATCATTGTGATTTACATTTCTATTTACTATCTCCTCAAATCTTTCACCAATATCTTTATTATTTGCTTTTAGTTTTTCTATTAATTCATTTTTATCTAAATCTGCTTTAGTAGCATATGCATCGAGTTGCATTAATTCATTATGTATAGCGAGAGTAAAGTTATCGTGATTTTTTAATTTTTTGTAAATATTAAATCCTTTTCCATCATCACCTTCCCCTTGATATGTGCCTGCCCCCAAACCAGTAAAAAAACTTGAAAGTCTGGTATTTCTAAAACCATACTTAGCATCTAATTTCCCAAAATCAGAACTTTCAGGGTCTAAAATTATTCTAGCTTCATATCTCTGGGCAGGTTCTCCTCCATTTGCATTTTCTCCATTTATTTGTAATCCGACGTTTTTTGGCATGCCACCAACAACATCTATACCATCTATAAATTTATCATCATGTATTTCATCATCATTTGCGATGTATAATTCAATGATTCCGTTGGGTTTAAAATCAATATTTTCTTCTGTCCACTTATCATATGCTTTATCAAGACCCGGCCACATCGGGAGATCCTCGGAAGGGGTCCACCCACGTTTAGCAGTAGACAGTTGATACTGCCTTAACTCAAATTTTATTTTTTCATCTACGTTCACTCCCTCAACATTTGTGCCAATGGGTGCGTTTAATATTCGATTTTTCTGTCCCTCAGTAAGATTATCAAAAACTGCTTTATTTGATGGACTTACATTATCAAGGTATTCATGATTACTCATTATTGATACCTCGCAATATTAACTGGCATTTCAATGCCTCCTAGCACTCGTACAAATTCTGATAGTGATAGACTGAATGCTTTCTCCCAGTCTGACATTGAAACCTCTGAAAAATTTGATCTTACGTATCCGTAGAGATATTTATGGTATCCTGTGATGACTGTTGGATCATTATTTTCATCAATATACCTCATAATCGCCATTCTGTTCGCTGGTTTTGTGTAATGAAGGTTTATACCATAAAAAGCACCTGATTCTGTTGCCAGAACATAGCATAAGGGGTGCTTATCGTAGAAAGGCAGGGTTTCTTTATACTTTGCAGAATATCTGAACAATAAAAGTTTTCCCGGGCTGACCCC